ATGTCACACCTGAAAGCACAAAGACTTTTGTTGGGTCTCTGGGTCTCCCTTTCAAAGCAAGGGACTACCAACTACGAGGCATATATTCAGCACTTAAGTCGCGTCGGAAGTTACTATTATCCCCCACAGGATCAGGAAAATCCCTGATCATATATGCACTAGTCCGTTGGTATCTGCAGAAAGGACTAGAGGTATTGATTATTGTGCCTACCACATCACTGGTAGAGCAGTTGTATAAAGATTTTGAGACTTATGGTTGGAAAGCAAGTGCTTACTGCCATAAGATTAGAGCAGGGAAAGAGAAATATGTTGACAGTCCTGTAGTTATATCTACATGGCAGAGTATATACAAGGAAGGTAAAAAATTCTTTGATAGGTTTGATGCTGTTATAGGAGACGAAGCACATCTATACAAAGCAAAATCATTGTCAGGTATCCTCACTAAGATGGTTGATACAAAATACCGTGTTGGTCTGACAGGGACACTAGATGGATTACAAACACACCAACTAGTATTGGAAGGTCTCTTTGGTAGCGTGGATCAAGTCACAAAGACTAAGGATCTACAGAAGAAAGGACACCTTACACCACTCAAAGTAAATGTTATATTACTTAAACATGGATGGGTGCCGTTTGATTACTATCAACAGGAGATAGAATACCTATGCATGCACGAGAGACGTAATAAATTTATCGCTAAACTGGCATTAGATACGGTTGGCAACACCTTAATTCTATTCAATTACGTTGAAAAGCATGGTGAGCCTCTTCATAATCTGATAAATAGTTACAATACTACACGTCGAATCTTCTTTATACACGGAGGTATCGATACTGAAGACCGTGAAGAGGCAAGACGGATAACCGAAAATGAAAAGGATGCTATAATAGTAGCAAGCTATGGCACCTTCTCTACTGGTATTAATATCCGCAACTTGCATAATGTGATATTTGCCAGTCCCTCTAAATCTAGAGTCCGAAACCTACAGTCAATCGGTAGAGTTTTGAGGAAAGGAAAAAACAAATCACAAGCAACTCTTTACGACATTGCCGACGATTGCACTAAGGGGTCATATCATAACTACACCTTCAGACATCTTATAGAAAGGATGAAAATATACGAGTCTGAAGAGTTTGACTATGAAATCACCAAAGTAAGATTCAAAAATGATTAACTACATCCAACACGATCAAGAATTCTACGGTGTCATTAAGTTGACGTCTGGGGAAGAGTTGCTCGGTCCTATGATCGCAACTGATGATCATGGAGATACACTAATTTTTGTATCCAATCCTGCTAAACCACATGCAACACCTGTTAGTGATGGTAAAGCACAAGGTCTCGCTGTAGGATTTACTAAATGGATGATGTTTAGTGAAGAAGATTTTTATTTGATTCGTGAGCCTGATGTGATATGTGTTGCTCCTATGAGTGATGACTCTATTGCCATGTATCGCATGTGGTTACGAAGAGAATATGGAGGTCCTGAAGAAGGTTATAAGGCACCAGTCAATGAATCCATGGGACTCATTGGTAGGGTAGATGACTTCCGTAAGAAATTAGAGAAGCAATGGCGTAACACAGGTTGACGTTAAGTATGTACTAGTGTATACTTAAGATATTCGGAAGCAATACATGCCACGGAAAGCGAAAAAACAACACTATGTAGATAATAAGAAGTTTCTAGACGAGCTCGTGGTATACCGCAAGGACGTCAAGCATGCTGCTGAATTTGATCTACCCAAACCAAGAATCCCAAACTACATTGGAGAGTGCTTCTTAAAGATTGCCACTCATCTATCATATCGTCCTAACTTTATTAATTACATGTATAAGGATGACATGATCTGTGATGGGATTGAGAATTGTGTACAGTATATTGATAACTTTGATCCTGCAAAGTCTACGAATCCATTTGCATATTTTACGCAGATAGTGTATTATGCATTTCTACGTCGTATCGCAAAAGAGAAACGTCAGATGGATATCAAAGATAAATTGATTGAGAAGAGCGGATACGATGAGGTATTCTCTACTGATAATAAAGATGATCATGCTCAAATGAATTCAATCAAAGCGAGAATCGAAACTACTATGCGAGGTTAATTATGAAAGTATTGGTCATAACTGATCAACACTTTGGTGTTCGCAATGACAGTTTAGTTTTCCTAGAAAAATATAGATTATTTTATACTCAGGTTGTCCTCCCTCTAATTGATAAGGAGGGCATCACTGAGATTCTTTGTCTCGGTGACACATTCGATAAGCGAAAGACTATTAACTACAATAGTCTGGACGCAGCAAAGGAGATGTGGTTTAATCCACTCCGTGATCGTGGTGTCACTATGCATATGCTTATTGGTAATCATGATATTTATTTTAAGAATACTCTCAAGGTCAATGCACCTAGTCTTCTCCTAAAAGACTATGACAACATTAATATTATTGACGTACCTGGTGACTACAATATCGGCGGTGTGCCTGTATGTTGTATTCCTTGGGTCTGTGATGAAAACAGAGATGCTACCGCAAGAGCGATCGAGACTAGTGAGGCTGCTCTCTGTGTGGGTCATCTCGAGCTTACTGGTTTTGAAGCTATACCTGGCGTTATTATGTCACATGGGGATGATGCCGACCAATACTCCAAGTTTGATAAAGTTTTATCAGGACACTTCCATTTAAAGAGTAAGAAGAAGAATGTCCAGTATCTCGGTAACCCGAATCAAATTTACTGGAATGATTACGGTCAGAAAAAAGGGTTTCATCTCATAAATACAGATACTCTGGCACTGAAATTTTATAAGAATCCATATGAGATCTTCCACAAGATCTACTACAATGAAGATACTCTGGAAGAAATCAAAGGACTTGATTTTACTAACACCTACGTTAAACTTATCGTAGACCAGAGGACTGACCAAGCTAAATTTGACCAGACCATTCGTTACATCCAATGTGCGGGTGTAGCAGACTTGAAAATTATTGAAGACAATACTTACATCCTTGAAGATGTAACTGATGTAGAAGTAGAAGATACGCTAACCATATTGGAAACGTGTGTCCAAGAGCTTCCACATAAAGAAGAGATCTTTGCTATCTTAAAGAATCTATATGTTGAATCGGTAGAAGTATGATGTATGTCCTAGTCGAAAAGAAAACTGGCGGTGTATACGCTGTTAAGGATGATAAGTCCCATGAGCGTATCGTGCAGATTTTTCAGCTAGAGGACGATGCTGATAGGTATCATGAGATGCTTATGTCTGTCGATTTTCCCAGAGATCTAGAAGTAGCAGAGGTTGCTCGTAAAGATGTGATTGCTAACTGTAGACAGCATGGGTATCGGTATAGTATAATTACCGAGAATGATTTTGTTGTGCCTCCCCCTTCCGTTATAGAATGATTATTTTTGAAAAAGTGAAGTGGAAAAATTTCCTATCTACTGGAAATGGATTCACTGAATTAGATCTGGAAGAATTCAGATCAACAGTCGTATATGGTGCGAATGGAGCAGGCAAATCTACAATGCTTGATGCTCTGTGCTTCGTATTGTTTAATAAACCATTCAGAAAGATTACTAAGTCTCAGTTGGTGAATACAATCAACGAGCGTGAGTGTGTGGTTGAGTGTGAGTTTAGAGTTGGTCAAGCGAAATACAAAGTAATTAGGGGAATCAAACCAAATGTCTTTGAAATTTATCGTAACGGCACTCTTATTGACCAGACTGCAGCAAACAATGACTACCAAAAGTATCTTGAGCAAAAGATACTCAAGTTTAATTTTAAATCTTTCACACAGGTTGTTATTCTTGGGAGTAGCACTTTTGTTCCATTCATGCAACTTAGTGCTCCACATCGAAGAGATGTTATTGAAGACCTCCTCGACATCAAAGTATTCTCACGCATGAATTTGTTGCTCAAGGATCGCTTGAGAGACATTAGAAATGAAGTAAAAGAGTGTGAGCATACAGTTTCACTCCATCAAAAGACATATGACATGCAGAGTGCTACAGTGCATCGCATGGAAAGCATGATGAAGTCCCATAAAGAGGATCTTGCATCACAACTTATGGCATTGAAGGAGGAAAACTTTACTGTAGAAAAAAATATTGCAGACACAGAGACATCATTGCGTGATCTGACTGACAAACTTGCCTCCTCTGCCTCATCACAGGCACAATATGGCAAGATGAGAGAGTATATTACGTCCGTAAAGACAAAAGTTACTAGGAATTTGTCTGATCTAGACTTTTTCCTTAAGAATGATAGTTGTCCTACCTGCACACAGACCATTAGTGAGACTATTAAACAGGAAAAGGTAGAGGCATTTACTGTAAAAGACGAAGACTACCAGAAAAAACTGGAAGAAATGGAAACAGTCTTGTCAAAACTTGACAAAAAGGTCAAGGAAGACACTAAGATGGCAGAATCTTACCAAAGACTCAAAGGAGACCTCAAAGCATACAACAAAGAGAAGAAAACTATTGCATCTAGACTCAATGCAATCAAAGGAAAGAAGACAAATACAGTAGAATTTGAGTGTGAGCAGGATAAATTAGCACAATACAAGGAAGAATTAGATAAAACGGTGGCAGATTGTGCTGATGTCAATGCACAGGAGTCACATCACAAAGTGGTCAGCACCTTGTTGCGTGATAATGGTATCAAGAGTAAGATTATTAAGAAGTTTATCCCTATTATTAACCAACATATCAATAAATACCTGCAGGATATGGATTTCTATGTCAATTTTACTCTTGACGAGGAATTCAATGAGGTAATTAAGAGTAGACATAGAGACATCTTTTCATATGCATCATTCTCTGAAGGAGAAAAGCAGAAGATTGACCTAGCACTCCTGTTTACATGGAGAGACATTGCTAGGATGAAGAATTCTACAGCAACTAATCTGTTGCTACTGGATGAAGTCTTTGATTCTAGTCTTGATGCTAACGCTACTACTGATCTACTCAAAATCTTGCGAAGAATGAGCGATAACACAAATATATACGTTATCTCTCACAAAATGATTGATATCTTAGTTGACGCATTTGAGTCTAGTATTGAATTTGTCAAGGAGAGTGACTTCTCATCCCTTAAGTATAGGGATAACCCTTAGTGGACAGTTGACAAAGTGGTCGCATAACCCTTCCAAGTGGAGGGTTTTTTATTATACTGTGTATATACAAGACAACGACACATGGACACAAACGACATCAAAGGCACACTCGCTAAACTCCTCGCTACTGAGAATCTAACTGTTGAGCATTGTAAGTGCGAGACAGCATCCTTCGATGTGAAGAATCGTGTCCTCTCTCTGCCCCTCTGGATCGCCTCTGAGAGCGTTTACGACATGCTTGTGGGTCATGAAGTAGGTCATGCTCTATATACACCTGCAGATGAGTGGGAAAATACCTATGATATCCCTAAGTCTTATGTCAATATCCTTGAGGATGTGCGTATCGAGAAGTTGATGAAGGATAAGTTTCCAGGTCTTCGCAAAGATTTCTTTGCAGGATACCGTGAGTTGAATGACAAAGACTTCTTCGGTGTCAATACAATGGATCTTCCTCAACTAAAACTAATCGACCGTATCAATCTACATTACAAGGTCGGTGTTGTTGATCACACTAAACCTATTCCTTTTGTTGAAGGTGAGCAAGAGTGGGTTGCTAAGGCAGACACATGTAAGTCTTTTGAAGATGTATGTGCACTTGCTAAAGAGATCTATGAGTGGTCTCAAGATCAAGAGAAGGAGATGGAAAAGGTTGACAACATGCCTTCTTCTAGTGATGAGCAAGGTGACAGTCAAGAGATGGATGTTATCCAAGAAAAGCAGGATAAACCACAAGAATCTGATGAGTCAGGTCAAGGTGATGATCCTTCTCCTCAAAATCAGTCTGAGAGAGGTGACCAAGGTGAAGAGTCAGAGTGGGATGAAGGTGACACTTCTACAAAGGAAGGTGGTTATGACTACAGCGACGGTGTAACTGACAAGAATTTTGCAGAGAATCTACAAGATCTTGCAGAGACTCATGAGTATGCACACCCAACATATGCTGATGTCCCTGAGGTAAACCTTAAGCACATCGTTGTGCCACATGAC